AACAATTCAAAAGTTGGAATCACTCCAACGCAAGCTGCAGATATTGAAACTAACAATTCAAAAGTTGGAATCACTCCAACGCAAGCTGCAGATATTGAAGATCTATACAAAAATGCTAGACTGTCTAAAATAGGAGTTTTTGAGCTTGGTGTTTCTGGAGAATCTATTTATTTATCTTCTAAAACTACAAGATGGGGAGGTGTAGTGTATGGTGACGAAGGAATGTCTTTTGTTAACTCGTCTAACGGCAATTGGGTTGTTTTAGGAAAAAAGATAAATTCTTATGATTACTATTGCTTGTCTGTAGGTGTTGATTCTAATACACTTGCTCTTATTGACTTCTCTACTCCAAATAACGTAAGCACAATAATATCTACTAGCATCCCTTTATTGGACACTTACGCAACCTCTGATAAGGTTTCATTAGTAAGGAACAAAACTGAATTTATATTTTTAAAAAACGACATAGACAACGGGTCTTTAGATATTTCTGATTTTATATCTACTGTTGATTTCGAGCCTTTGTGTGGTGTTTCAACTATAACCGTAGGTCTTGGCACGATGATAGAAGATGTTAATATTGAAACATACCCTTTTCCAAATTACAAGGGTTTTGATTTTTTCAATATTATAAATGAAGGCTATACAGTTCCTAATTATGATTATATGTACTTATCTGGAAAAAACACGCTAATAAGCAATCAAGATGTTTTTTCTAAATGGAACTCTTTTAATACAGTTCACAAAACCACTTCTTTTAGGTATTTAGGAATTCCACAATTTATTAACTTGTGTGATGACAGTGCCACGTCTTTTACCTCTATAGGGATAGGCGAAGATGCTTCATCAAACTATACAGGTAATTTATTTAAATTTTCTTATTTGCCAAGTAGCGTGTCCTTTTCTACTCTTTACATTCAACCAGAAGCACCTTCGCCTAACGTAAATGACATAGTATCTATAAAGATTTCAGAAAACGAAATAAACATTTACTATAACGGTAATCTTAAAATAACATACAGCAAGACATTCATTTCTTCAATAGGCGGTACTGACTCGAATTACAGAATAGGCTTTACTTGTTACTCGTGGTCTGCTGCTCTACCTAGCTTCTCTATCGGAGGTGCACAGATTGATTACCTTAACTTTGACGAGGTTGATTTTTCATCAAATAAGTTAAGGGCTAATGTGGCTATATTAGGTGATTCTATTTTCGAGAGATAATGGCTCGGCAGGACTTACTTTTGATCAAACGTATAAAGGTCTGCTTAGAGATTACCAAGACTGTACTATATATACTGATGCTATTGCAGGCTCTAGCATCTCTAATGTAGGTTTAGGTAACGAATTTACTAAAGCAGGAAGATTCGATACGTTAGATAGTGTAATTAGCCCAGATGTAATATTAGTTTTTGGAGGGGTCAACGACTTTTTAGAGGCTGTACCTTTAGGCGACATAAATACCCCTCTGACAGACCGCACTAAATTCTATGGAGCTGTAAGATACTTGTACTCACAACTAATAAACCTATACCCAAACGCACACATATATCAAATGACACCGTGTCATAATCAATACGACGGAGGGGGGGCTTTTACACCTCAAATACCAGAGTTTAACTCAGTTTCAAACAGCTATTTACAAGACTATATAAATGCTGAGAGAGAGCTTGCAGACTTATATGGTATTGGTCTAATTGAAACATATAGGGAAAGCGGAATAACGGCTGGAAACATTAGCTCAATGTCTACCGATGACATACACTTTAACGAAGTTGGACATAAATTGGTTTATGAATTAATAATAAAAACATTATCACAATAATTAAAATAAATACAAATGATATTCTGGATAACAGGTCAACCCGGAGCTGGAAAAACTTCTATAGCAAATAAGCTATGGGAGTTATCCTGTAAAGAATATGGAACTGAATCTATAGAAAGAATAGATGGAGACGATTTGAGAGATCTTATACAAAATAAAGATTACTCAAAAAAAGGTAGATTATATAATGTTGACATAGCTCAAAAATTATCTCATTATTTACACAATAGTGGAAAGATTGTTTTTGTCTCATTAGTATCACCTTACTTAAAGCAACGTGAAGAATTTAAAAAACTTCTCGGAGATAAAATTTTAGAAATATATGTTCACGCAGAGGAAGATAGACCTAGAGCTGAATATAAAATTAAAGATTATCAAAAACCAATATCAAACTATATTGATTTAAATACAACAGGAAAAACCGTTGAAGAGTCAATAGAAGAATTAAAAAAACAATTAAATTTATGAAAGAATATTTAAAATCGTGGAAAGTAACTATTGCTAGAGATGTTAGTATGTTAATATCTTTATGTGTAATCTTTACCTCAAAGGAAATTGGTCAAGCTGAAACTATCGTTTTCTTTTCAACGTTTATAATTTATATAGTAACTTCTATTTACAAAAGAGAGAAAGTAGAAGAAGCTAAACAAATTGAAATTATGGAAGAAAAGAGTAGTAGAAGTTCGAAAAGAAGGGTTTCAATAGGAGATCAACCAAATCCAAACCACGAAGAACATTAAATATGAAAAGGACTACTAATAAATATTATATAGGAATAAGTATTATGATATTATTATCTGCTTTAAAAAATTATTATTTTAATTCAGATTTTAAAATTAGACGTATATTTATTTTATAACCATTCGAGATATATTGACAATATTTTATATGATATTTCAAATATGTTTAAATTCTCTATAATGAGTTATTGGCTAATATCAATTAGTANGAAAACTTTTTACACCAGTGTTTATAGTATCCATATTATATTGGATACTATATTTCACGCTGTACAGTAGTTTGATCGGTTTAATTATTATACCCATTTATTTATTACTTACTTTTATGTATAATTTTAAACGAAAATCAAAAAAGACAAATGAAAAAAACGGTAACATTCGAACAAATATTAGTTATAATTTCGATATTAGTTCTCCCACTTCTTAGTTGGGGAGTTAGTGTAGAAAGTAGATTTAGTGGAGCTAAGGCTGAATCTACGCAAAAGACAGAACAAATTCAACACAATGCGGAATATATCTTAAGATTAAATGATAAGCTTGATGAAATGAAAGATACTGAAAATTCTAATTTCCTCAGACTAATGCAAGAAATACAAAAGTTGGGTATTAAAATAGAAAACAAAAAAGATAGAGATTAGCTTTAAATATTTGTACCTCTAAAATTAATAAAACATTTAATTATGAAAAAAAAGAAATTCTCATTAAGTAAAAATTCTCTTGCTAATTTAGAAGGAGTAAAAGAAGAAATTATAGAATTGATAAAAAGATCTATAAAGAAAGTATCTCATGACTTTGGAATTCCTAGCGATGGAGGTTGGAGATCCAAACAAGATCAATATCGATTGTTTATGAAAGTTCCAGCTGTAACAAAGCTAGACGGAATAACTAACTTAAGTAGACATCAATCAGGTGAGGCTTTTGACATATTCGTATATGATGAGCATGGAGCTTGTTGGAAGTGCAAATTTAAATATAAAGAAATCGCTGATGTGATTAAAGAGGAATTTAAACTCATGAAAGAAGAAGGAATCTTTAACGAAGGTGACTCCATTGAATGGGGAGGCGATTGGAGGTGGATAGATTTACCTCACTTCCAAATAAATTATAAAAAATAATATTAAGAGCTATATAAAAATAGCTCTTTTTTTTTGCTTAAGCTATCTCACGTTGGTTTTAAGGGGTTTAAAAAGTTTTTAAATATATTATATCGATTAAAAAATTTGAGACCCGCAAAACATCTAATTTTCAGTTAATATAATAGCAATAAAAACAAATAATAAAATGAGATGTTCAGAATGTAATAAAGATCAATATAAGTTGGCTAATATGTTTTTCAAATTATGTAGTGATTGTAATAATATTAGACTTCACGGAAATAAATATGGAAAACAAAAATCGACAATAGGCAATAAACCTAAAAATAAAAGAAGGAAATCATTATTCACAAAACAAGTAATAGAGAATAAAGGTTTAACTACAAGAGAAAAAGATTTAATACTTTATAGAAAAGTATTTGATAGCTCAGATCACAAATGTGAAAATTGTGGTGTTCAATTAAATACAGAATTTTATGACGATAAAGGTCATGTTAAAGACATCTTCACATACTCTCATATAGTTCAGAAGTCAATAGCATCAGAAATCAGACATGAAGTTGATAATATAAATAGACTTTGTAAGCCATGTCACACTAGGTGGGAATTTGGAGATAAAACTAATATGAGGATTTACGCTAAAAATAAAAAAAGGTGGCCAAAATTTTTTAAATAAATAAAAAAGTATATATTTGTAAAATAATTTAAAAGGAAAAATATGAAGAGTCCATTAAAAAGTTGTGTAGTCTATGATCTCGAGACTGGTGGTTTAAAAAAAGAGGTTAATAGTGTTACGGAAGTAGCAATGGTTTCTGTAGATCTAGAAACTTTAGAGATTCATGAAAAAGAATCATTTTTAATTAAACCTTATGTAGATTTAACTGAGTTCTATAATATAACCGTTAGAGCTATGGTAAGGAATTTTATTTTTAAGAATCTTTCAGCTCAAGATCCAGAAACTAAAATAAAAACAATTAGATATAATAAAGAAAATCTAAAAGTTAATGAATTAGAAAATTTAGAAAAAGATCTAACCGAATTTTTAGAATCTATTAAAGAAATTGCTGCACAAAAAAGATGTATATTTAAGCTTCCTGAAATAATGGAAATGTTAAAGGATACAGCACACTCTCCTATTATAAAATTAATTTTGAATAATGCCTATAATCCTGTAGCTTTAGATGTAACAAAATTATCTTTAGGAAAACTTGAAAAAGAAGGTATTGATTTAGAGGATGTTCCTAAAAGAATAAAATCATTTTTCGAAAGAAGTAAGGTTGGTAATTCAAAACCTGTTTTAGCTGGTCACAATATAAATAATTTTGATAATGATTTTATATATAAGCTCTACGGAAGTGAAAAAGACTTTAAGAACCTAATTAACCTGGCAATCGTTATTGATACTATAGTATGGGCAAGATTAAAATGGTTTGATGCTATTAATTATACGTTAGGATCATGTACAAATAGCGTTGGATTAACATTAAAAGGAGCACATAGAGCTTTAGCTGATACAGTGGCTAACGCTAAATTACTTATAAAGATGTTCCAACATTTAAGAAGTGATGGATCCTCTTCATCAAGTTCAAAAGAAAGAAAGAAATTTAAAATAAATGATAATTATTAATTATGGCATTAGATGTAAAAAAGAATAAACATTACGAACTATGGGATAATACCCAAGTCAGTGATATAATGAAACGCTCTTTGTCAAAAGAGGAATATATCGGTTTCTTAAAAGGAAATATATTAAAATATCAATTAAGACTCGGTAAGAAAGATGATGTTCAAAAAGATATCGCTAAAATTAAAGATTATCAAAAAGAATTAAAAGACTTTGACTTAAAATGAAGATAGATGAATATTGTAAAAGAATGTTATTAGATGTAAAAATTAATAACGAAGATGATAGAGTAATTCTAGAATTAGAAGGCAAAGAATATATTGTATTACCAATAGACACTTTTCTATTTGACCAAGAATTCTCTTTTGTGCCTATTGATAATGATCCAAAAGATGGATACATTTATAGATTTAATGGAAGGTGGTATACTCAAGATAATTCTGATACCGTCCAACTATTAGAATTAAAAAATATAGGCAAAGCTGTAAGTAAAATACCAACAAATAATTTTCTAGGAATTCATTCTGGAACTGAATTATTAAATGGTGTTGGATTATATAAGGATTGGATAAAAAAAGCTAAATTCTTAGGAGTTACTTCACTCGGAATAGTTGAGAAAAATACTTTAGCTGGAGTGATTGAATTTCAAGCTAAATGTAAAGACAATGAAATTAAACCAATAACAGGGATGTCAATAACTGTTCAAGATAAAGATGAGCATATGTTTGAATTGAAATGTTATGCTAAAGATTTTTCTGGATGGCAAAATTTATTGAAGTTTAATAAGATAATTAATGTAGAAGAAAAAGGAATAGTTACTAAAGAATTTTTAGATAATAATAAAGATGGATTAATACTAGTAGTAGATCCAAAATCAACAGAATACAAAGAATATTTTGAAGACTTCGATTATTTTCAATTAGATTCAGCTATATTTTCTAATGAAGATACTGACGAAACTTATGTAAGTAACGCTCAAAGCTTTTCTTCTTGTAATATAAAACCAGTTGCTATATGTGATGCATATTATATTGAAAAAGATGATGCAGCAGTTAGAGAAATCTTATGGAATATTGCTAAAGCTTATGATGATAAATCAGAAAATCAATATTTTAAATCAAATGATCAATATATTGAAGAAATAAATGAACAATATGAAAATAACTATTATGAAGATGATAGATTAAAAAATTATATTGATTTAGCTATTTCTAATCAAGATAATATCGTAAGAGAATGTAACTTTATTTATGATACTACTTCTAGACATTTACCTAAATACCAAATGTCAGAAGAAGAAGCTAAACAATATGGTACAAAAGAAAATCTGTTTACTTCTTTAATTAAAGAAGGATTTAAAACTAGAAAAATTCCAATAGAAAAACAAGAAGAATACTTAAAAAGAGTCAAGTATGAAGTTAGTATTCTAAAACGAGGTAATGTTGTTGACTATTTCTTAACAACATATAACATCATGAAGTTCGCAAGAAGTAAAAATATCTTAACAGGTATTGGTCGTGGATCTGCAGGTGGATGTTTAGTTTCTTATTTATTAAATATCGTTCATTTAGATCCAATAAAATTAGATCTGATGTTTGAAAGATTTCTTAATGAAGGTCGTATGGGAAAAATGGTTGAATGTAAAGCATTTGAAATTGAAACAGAAGATGGAACTAAATATAAACTTAATGAAAGGAGTGTTCTAAAAATAAATAGAGACGGAAAAGAATTAAATATATTTGTAGATGATCTTTTGGAAACTGACTTAATTGTAAAAATAGAAGAATGATAAAAATAAAAAGCATTAAATCAATTGTTGGTAAAAAATTAGTTGATGGAACTCTTCCTGATATCGATAGCGATTTTGATGGATCTAGAAGGCCTGAAGTAAAAGCTTATATTGAAGAAAGGTTTGGAAAAGAGCAAGTGGTATCAGTAGGATCATTTTCTACATTAAAGGTAAGGGGTATCATAAAAGATATTGATAGACAATTTGATAATGATGTATTCAAAGCAAATTTAATGACATCAATTATTAAAGATGAAGATTCTACAATGTATGATGTTTATAAAAGATCCGCATCTGAACCAAAGTTAAAAGAATATATAAGTAAGAATACAGATATATTTTATTATATGCCATTAATACTTGGTCAAAATAAAATTAAGTCAGTACACCCATGTGCAGTAGTAATCGTTCCAAGCTCATTAGAGACGCATGAATGGTTTCCAACTAGAGTTCAAGGTGGATTAACTGTATCTGAATGGGATGGATATGAATTAGATTCAAGTGGTTTTCTAAAACAAGATATCTTAGGTATTAAACAATTAGATAAGTTCTCAGATATTCTCAAAATGATTGAGAAAAACGGAAAAGAGAAGCCAGATATTTATGATTTACCTCATGACAAAGATGTATTTAGATATTTCGGAAATGGGTGGAACTCAGATGTATTTCAATTTGGTACAGATTCACTTGCAGCTTATACTAAATCTATGAAACCTCAAAATTTAGAAGATCTTATTGCAGCAAATGCTTTGTATCGACCAGGGCCAATGGAGAATCATTATCACGAAATTTACATTAAGTGTAAAAATGAAGGAAGATTGCCTGAATTTTTGTGGGGAACGGAAGATATAACTAGTAATACTTTTGGAATGGTAATATACCAAGAGCAAATTATGGCTGTATTTGAAAAAGTTGGTGGTTTATCTTTATTAGAAGCTGATGATGTTCGTCGAGCAATGGGTAAAAAGAAAGTTGAAGTACTTCAATCCTGGAGAGAAAAAGTAAAAGAAGGTTTCACTTCTAAATCATGTACTGATCAAGAATTTGATGAAGTATGGAGTGCATTGCAAGAGTTTGCAAAATACGGATTTAATAGAAGTCACTCGGCAGCTTATGCAATGACTGGATATATTTCTCAATATTTAAAAGTTAACTTTCCATTAGAGTATTGGACAGTAGCTTTAGATTATTCTGATGAAGTAAAAGGTTTAAAATTCCTTAGTGAAATCTTTTCAGCTAAACAGATTAAAGTTCAATCCCCTGATGTTAATCAATCAGAAGTTAACATGACATCTAGTAATGAGAAGAAAACTATATATTGGGGAATTGAATCAATAAAAGGTATTGGTGAGAAAACTGCAGAACAAATTATAAATATTAGAAAAGATCATGGACCTTATTTAAATTTTATGGATTTTTATTCTAAAAATAAATTTAAAGGATCTGCTGTAAAGAAACAAACTTATGAATCACTTATAGCTTCAGGGGCTTTTGATGAATTGCATCCAGACATATCTAGATCTGAATTAATTAATCTATTTAGAGAGCATGCGAAAGTAAAACTTAATGAGAAGCAGCTTGAAAGAGATCCTTATTCTCAACCTGAATGTGTAGAGACTTATTGGTGGGACCTAAGACAAAAATCTTTAACTGGATTAGTTTTTATTGACTACAATGAAATAGCGCAGCAGAACCAACTTAATGGACAATGGGCTACAACCCAAGAGCTTTCATCTAGACAGGATAGAGGTATCTATCGAGGTTTCGGTGGTTATGTTCTAGAATTCAAAGAAGGAACTATAAAGAAAGGTAAATATGCTAGAGTAGTAATAGAAAACAATTATAGGATGTATGATATAATCATATGGCCAGAACAGTATAAAGAATTAAGAAATGATTTAACTGGTTGTGAAAAGTCAATTTTATTATTCCATAAAGCACAATTAAAGTTCGACGGATCATTTTCAAAAAAGAATAAATTTACATTTTTAGATGAAACTGAAATAAAAGTTTTAAAATAATTTTTTTAATTAAAAATAAAGTGTATATTTGTAATTCAATAATTAAATAACTAAAAACAAAAGTGTATGAGTAAAAAAAATTTAAGCAAAGGGACAACAGTAACATGGTCAGAAGCTAGCCCAACCGGAATAGTTCATATTGTAGGAGAAGTATCTGAAGAAAACTTTGGTCAAAAATACTTAGAATGTAAAGTCACTAGAATTGGACCAGATATTTTAGATTCTGAAAAACAATTTTCAGTTCCAGTTCCAGCCAAAACTTTACAAGAGTTTATAGAAGCTTCTACAAAAGATCTTCCAACAGATGGAACTCCTTTTAAACGTATAATAAAAAAGATTAAAAAATAATGTCAGTTAGAAAAGCATTAATTTTAGTAGCGTTATCTTTTACTATCTCAGTTCTTACAACCGGGATAGTAATATTTGAATTTGAACCTAGACTCTCAGAAGTTATTAAAGAAAATGAGTCTTTACTTTTAAGAAATAGAGTTTTGAAGATGGAAAAAGAATCTTTAAGAAAACTATTATTCCACGAAAGAATTTTGAGGGCAAGTGAAGAACACTCAAAAAGAATTATAATAGCAGCTATAATTCATCAAGAATCTAATGGAGATCCAAAAGCTTTTAATAAGAAAGAACAAGCAGTAGGAATACTTCAAATTAGACCAATAATGGTTGAAGAAGTAAATAGATTAATTAAAAATAATAAATATTCATTAAGTGATAGGTGGAATGAAGATAAATCCTTAGCTATGTTTATTGATTATAATAATATAGTCAATCCAAATTGGGATCCAGAACAAGCTGCAAGAAAATGGAACGGAGGAATTAACGGAATGAGTAAACCAACAACATTAGAATATTGGTTAAAATTAGAAAAAAATATAAACGAACTTAAAAATTTATAAAATGAAAAAATTAGTATTAGTATTAGTATTATTAGTTAACTTTAGTACAAGCGCTCAAACACATTCAGACAATTGGAAATTACCTATTGGGCCAATGTCAATAGAAAATCAAAACAGTAGAGCTCCACAAATTATAAAAAAATTAAAGAAAGTTGGATACTCTGATTTTAAAATATTGACAATCGGATCTGTCAATAGAGATAAAACCTCTAGAGAAAAATATATTGAAAGAAGTGGAAATAGAGCTCAATTACAAATGGCAAATTCTTATATAAGTGACAAGAAATGACAATTAATCAATCAAGTAAAAGATGAAACCACTTCTACGTAAAGTAGATAGACTACAAGTAAATATATTAGCTAAAGATAATGAAGTTAGTAAAATTTAAACTAAATATGTTTAGGAAGCTTTAACTTACAAAATCTGACAAAAAATCCAATACAATAATAGGAAAAAGTAATAAAACATTTTTAAGCCCAACTTAATTAATGGTGGTAATAAATCATTTAATTTAATCGATAGACTTAACAAAGATAAAAATATTAAAGATTATTTATCAACTACAAAGAAAGATGGATGTAGACTAACGGCAGGGATATCTGATGTTTTATTATCTAGATCACTTAAGCCAATTAAATCGGTATTAGTTAATGAAAGATTTGAAAAATTAAATCAATTGTGCTTAAAGCTTAATATAGTAATTGATGGAGAGTTCTATATGCATGGTGCAAAAATGAATGAGATCTTTAGATTCTTTTCAGCACAAAATGTTGAATCTCCTGGTTATAGAAAGAAGTTAGAAAGGCAATTAGAAAAATCTCCATCAACTTTTAAAGATATTCACGGAGACAGAACAATAGATTGGCTATGTACTTTTCACGAAGGTTTAAAATTCTGGATATTTGACGGAATGATTTTAGATAGACCTGAAGTTGTAAGTTTCGAAGATAGAATAAGAATTATTTATGAAAGATTAGAAGCTAATGGAGCCGAAGATCTTGGTTTAGTATTCTCAAGATTTAAAAAGTTTAACTCTATTGAAAAATTACAAGCTGAATATGATAATGCTATTGCTAATGATTGGGAAGGTTTAGTTCTTTGTAGAAAAGATAGTCCATATTATTTTGGAAAGCCAAGTATCACTAGAGGCTGGATGTACAAGATGAAAGATGACAAAAGAGAATATGATGGAGTTATTATAAGTCTTATTGAAGGTACTAATATTAAAGAAGGTGTAGCTAGAGGTGTTAATGAATTAGGAAGATCAACAACTTCTGGTAAAAAAGAAGATAGAGAGCCTAATGGAAAGTGTAGTGGATTTGAAGTTCAATACGAAGGCGTAGGTACGTTTAAGGTTGGTCTGAGAGGGTTTAATGATGAAGATAAGAAGTTTATATTAAAAAATCCAGAAAAGTTCTTAGGACGCTCTTTTGTGTACGACGGAATGAAACCACTTAAAGATTTTCCAAGACATGCTCATTTCCTTAGATGGAGAGATAGCAAATAAGTTTTAGTTAATATAATAGAACAATAAATATTAAATATTATATGAAGCATAAAATACCAATTGGTAAAAATGATTTTGTAACTTTAATTCATGATAATATTGATAGCTCAATTAATGTCGATTCATTAACATTAATTGACACTAGCAATATATTTGGAGAAGCAGTTACAATATCTACAGCGGCAAATAGAATAGGTCTATTAAAAGCTGAAGTTGAAAAGATAATGGCAATGACTAAATTAGACTATAAGATCTATGAAGGTGAATTTAAAGCTAATCTAAGAAAACAAGCAGCAAAAGATTCAGGATATTACAAAGTTAGAGTAGGCACTGAAGATGTTAGAATTAAAGCAACAGAAAAAGCTTTAGAAACCTGTTTTGAAACAGATAAAGAATGGATTGAAAAAAGAAAGCTTTTATAAAAGCAGAATCTAATTTCAATAAATTGTCTAGTTTATATTGGGCTATCCAAGATAAGTCAAGAAAATTAAATTCTTTAGTAAATGGAACAACTCCAGAAGAATTCATTAGTGAAATGGTAGCCGGAAAAGTAAATGGAATATTAATAGAAAAATAAACGAGTATTGCGTCAGAGCAACAATACTGAAATCGAAAGAAGTCTCTCAACAAAATTATTTAAAAATTAAAATTAACAAATTATGGGATTAGGAACAGTAAAAAAATCAGAAGGAATTTATTTAGCAATGGCAGGTGGTTATATCTGGGATAAAAGTAAAGGAGAAGGTGATCCAAACTTTAAAGTACAGGAGTACGATAAGTTGGACGGAGAAAAAGGTTCTCGACAAGGTGCTCAATACGATAGCCTTTCTGGTAAAATTACAAAAGTCGCTATTCAAGAACACGATGAGTACGGACAATCAATTAAAGTATTTATCAAAGATAAAGATGGAGATAAATTTATCTTATCAGTAGGAACAAACAATAGATATTCTCAAGATATCATGAAAGGTTTGTTGAAAATCGATTTAGACAAGAATGTATTTCTTAAACCTTATGATTTTATCGGAAAAGATAAGAAAAGAGCACAAGGTTGTAGTGTATTCCAAGACGGAAAGAAAATTGCACTTAGAAACGATGATGCACCTTCTAAAGATGGAGAATGGTTTAAAACAGCAGGAAAAAAACAAATCAGAAGATTCTTCGAAGATTTATCAGATTGGTTTGTAGACCAAATTAAAGCTGATATCATTCCAGCACTAGAATCAATCTCATCAAGTGAAAGCGAAGAAGAAGTTGAAGCTCCAAGAGAAGAAGCTCCAAAAGAAGAAGCTCCTAAAAAAGAAGTTAAAAGCGAAGAAGCTAAACCCGTAACTATAATTGCAAAGAGAAAAGCGATTAGAGCATATATCAAAGATAATTATGAGGATGAAGAAATGCCTAAGTTATCTAAAGAAGATGTTTCTAAATGGTACGAATTAGTATTAGCTGAAAAAGAATTGCCTTTTGAACCAGAAGAAGAAGAATCTGAAGATTCTGTAGAAGCTGGTGAATTAGATTCTCAGTTAGATGCCTTAATGGATGACTAATAAATAAATTAAACAAAGTAAAAAACCGATATGTATATTATATCGGTTTTTTTTCGTTTAATTTGAAAATAAATTTTTTATTCAAAAGTAAGTTGTATATTTGTAAAATAATTTTAAAAGAAAAATATGGCAAAAAACCCAATCGCTATCATTTATAATGATATTCATTTAAAAACTGGAAACGAATTAGATACAATTAGATCTATAAAGCATATGATAAAATATGCAGTAAAGAATAAAATTGATACTCTAATAATGGCTGGAGATCTTTTTGATTCTAGATCTTTTCAACGTCAATCTGTATTACACACTTGTGATTCTATTATAAGTATGTGCGAAGAAGCTGGACTCACTAGTTATTGGTTCCCAGGGAATCATGACAAGAGTATTTATAAATCTGAAGATTCATTTCTTGATATTTATAGACATCACCCAAACATTATTTTCAATAAAGTAGAATCAAGAATTGAATTAGGTGGAGTAGGTATTACTTTAATTCCATTCTTCTCAGATGATATTTTAGTTCCTATGTTAGAAAAAGCTAAGCCTAATGATGTGCTTATAAGTCATTTCGAGATGAAAGGATCAACCAACTTAGGTCATGTTATTGAACATTCAAATATAACAAGAAAGCTCCTTAAAAAGTTTAAAAAGACTTATTTGGGACACTTTCATAATCACCATGAAATTACAAAAGATATAGTTCATTTACCTTCTTTAAGACCACAAAATTTTGGCGAAGATAATGTAAAAGGATTTTCTGTACTTTATGATGATTTATCGTATGAATTAGTTCAAGGAGATTTTAGAAAGTATCATAAAATTTCAATTGATGTTGAGACTGTAGACACAGCTGATATTCAAAAATTAATTAATGAACATTCAAACAGCGAAGATTCTGTCAGAATAGAATTCACAGGACCTGAATCAAAATTAAAATCTTTAGACAAAGGAATGTTTGTCGATACAGGAATAGATATTCAACTTAAATTTGAAAAGATTTTTGATGTAGAAAATATAGTATACCCTAAAGTAAGCAAGACACATAATAAAAGTTCTATAAAAGAAAATCTAGAAGATTTTTGTAAAGAAAAAGGTTATGATCTAAAATTAGGATTAAAATTATTAAATAAATTCTTTAAACAATAAATATGGCAAAAGCAAGTAAAGTAAATACTAAGATAAACAAAGCTATTGAAGCTCTTGATAAAAGATTCGGAGAAAGAGTCTTAATGAAAATGGATGAAGCTAACGCAGATGTAGATGTTATTCCTTCTGGAAGAGATGGTTTAGATGTAGCTCTAGGTGGTGGATATGGTGTTGGAAAAATTATAGAAATCTTTGCCGAATCAGCAGCCGGAAAAACAGGATTGGCTCTAGAAGTTATTGCTGAAGTTCAAAAGACAGGTGGAATTGTAGCATTTATTGATGCAGAGCATGCTCTAAATACTGAGTATTGCGAAGAAGTTGGTGTAGATATTAATTCTTTATATATTTCTCAACCTTCTTACGGAGAACAAGCGTTTGAAGCAATTAGAGCTTTAATAAATACTGGAGAAGTTGAACTGATTGTTGTAGATTCAGTATCTGCAATGGTACCTAAAGCTGAATTAGAGGGAGAATCCGGACAAGCAAATATTGCGTTGCAAGCTAGAATGATGAGCCAAGGTATGAAATTAATTACAGGTCCAGCTGCTGAAGTTGGGTGTACTGTAGTTTTTATAAATCAATTAAGAGCGTCTATTGGAATGTACCAACCACCAACAGTAACATCTGGAGGTAAAGCTCTTAAGTTTTATGCGTCTCAACGATTAGAAATTAAGAATAAAGGTAAGATTAAAGAAGGCGATGTTGTAATCGGATTTAAACAATTTATTACAGTTGTTAAAAATAAGATTGGAACTCCTTTTAGAACATTCACTAATGATATTATTTATGGTAAAGGTTCTGATAATTTTATCGGTACAATTGAAGCTTTAGTTGAAAAGAAAATATTAGAAAAGAAAGGTGGATGGTACGCTTACAATGGATCAAATTTAGCTAATGGAATTAAGAAGCTAAGATTGCTTATGGAAGACTCTCCATCTTTATTAGAAGAACTTAGAGACAAATTAAAAAATGAAAAATAATATAAACTTAGCTTTTGAAATGGGATTTCCTTCTGTAGTGGAGGGATCTCCTGATCAAAACGATAAACCAGAATAATATGAGATTTGAAGAATTAGAATTATATGATTTTTTATCATTTGAAAAGTTAGTTTATAATTTTGAAAGAAGGCCATTACTAATACAAGGTTTAAATCTAACTGATAATAGACAAAAGACTAACGGAACTGGAAAAAGCTCTATTCAATCAGCTATAGAGTATTGTTGTAATGGAACAACATCTAGAAATGTTCGAGATAAAGATTTAGTTAGATATACAAAAGAACAGGCTTGTATTAAATTAAAGATATCTTGTGATGTTAGAAAAGAATATTTATATATCAATTGGATAATAAANNTAAAAGGATCTAATTCTTTAAGGTTATTTATTGAAAAATATAATGAAGGCGAAAAAGAAAAAGTATCTTTTTCTACAGTTGCTGATGGAAAGAAATATATTGATTCTTGGATTGGAATAAGTAAAGACGATTTATTTAATTATTTTCTTATAAACAAATCAAGATTTAAATCATTTTTTAAATCAAGTAATAAAGATAAAGTAGATCTTATAAATAGATTTTCAGATGCATCTATTATCGATGGACTTGAAGATATTGATTCAAGTGACATTAGATCTAAGTATGATGAAACTTTTAATAAAATGAATAAGATAACTGGTTCAATAGAAACTAGGGAATCTGATTTAGAAGAAGAATTAAAAAGAGACTTAAAAGAAGAGAAAAATGAAAAAATAGAAATACTTAAAAGCAAAAAAGAAAAGTTTTTAAAATCTATAAAAAACAAAAAAGAAAGTATTAAAGATTTTGAAAAAGATAAAGAAGACTTACGAAAAAGATAATGAAAGTACATTAAAGATAATTAAATCTTTTGACAGTGAATTAAAATCAGCAACTAGAGATGTAGAATCATTTGTAAAAACCGATTGGAAGAAAAAGAGAAATATTATTAATGATATTATTGACGTTAAAAATAATTTCAATAATAATATTAATGATACTATCGATAAGAGAAAAGAACAAATAAATAAAGTTAATAATAAATTATCAAAATTAAATACTAGTTTAGCTGGAGCTATAACATGCCCAAGCTGTTCACATGAGTTCGTTCCTAACTCCGATATAGATTTAATTAAAGCTAAAAAAACAGCCCAGCAGTTAGCTTCTTTTAAGCCCTCTCTTGAAGAAGATGTCGAAAAAGAAAAAGAAAAACTTAAAGAAGCTAAGATTGCTTTATCAAAACTTAATGATCAATTAGATAAGTTAAGAGAAAAAGAAGAAGACGAGCTAGATACGTTAGACGAGTTAAAAGAAACATTGGATGAAATTATTTCTAGAGTGGATAAACTTAATGAGAAAATTGAAGATAATGATGATGAGATTAAAGATATTGATTCTGAAATAGACGATGAAAAAGATTCTATCAAAACAATTAAATTATCTATTAAAGAAACTGATATAGAAATTAAAGAACTCTCATCAAGTACTAATGACAATAAAGATAAAATAAAAAGTATTAAATCTGATATAAAAGAATTTAAGATCAATCATTCTTTATTAGAAAAAGATTACACTAAATTAGGCGATGAACTTTATGAAATTAATCAATGGAAAAATAATTTTAAACAGTTCAAAACATATTTAGCTAATCAGTCATTAGAATTAATTCAATATCATATGAATTCATATTTAAAAGATATTGGTTCTGATATTAGAATTAGATTAGATGGATTTAAACAATTAGCCAATGGATCATTCAAAGATGAAATAACAACTACAGTTATTAGAAATGGAATTGAAAGACCGTTTGAATCTTATTCCGGTGGTGAATATGGTAGATTGTTATTTATTTCAATATTAGCAAATAGGCATATGATTAATTCTAATCATAAATATGGTGGATTAGATTATTTGTCAATTGATGAAGTTTTTGAAGGAGTTGATTCATTTGGATTAAAAGATATTGTTGATGTAGCTAAGAAATTAGAAATAACTGTACAAATAGTTACTCATGTATCGGATGAAGATTTTGGAAGTGAAGATGCTATTACACTTATTAGAGAAAAAGGATTATCTAGGATTGAACCCGGATCAGTC